GCAGACTTTGCTCGGATCATGCTTGGGCAGAACCTTACAAGTGGCCGCAAATCACGCAAGCTCAATTCCACAAGCGCAAGCCATTGGTCAACACAGAACCAACAAAGCCAATGACACAAGCGGAAAAGGTTGCGACCTTGAACGCACTGCGGGACATGATGAAAAACAGACCAGACTCAAAATCCTGGGCGCATAAGCTGAGAGACATGGAAAACGCTGGCGAAGAGTTGACCAGAACGCAACGTGAGGCATGGCGCACAGCCTTGAAGCGTGATGTATGACAGCAAATCCCTACTGGACAAAAGACGGGAAGGCCAAGAATTTAGCCTTGCTGACATCAACCGAGCGTTGCAAGATGCTGGAGACCTTGCTCCAGACCGAAGCTGCGGAATGGAAGATGAGGTTTGCCAAGAAATCAATCGAAATTGGGACAGTCAGAGCAAGGAGCTGGTGGGAAGATACCAAGCTCGATCTTCAAAAGAGGCGTGGCAAGGCTGGAGCCGATACCTTGATTGTAGAAATGAACAGGCAGCGCCATGATGCAAATCCACTTTCAAGTTGAGGGCGACCCCAAAGGCAAAGGCCGACCCCGGTTCAGTAGGGTTGGCAGCTTCACCAAGATTTACACAGACAAACAGACTTTGACCTATGAGGCCATGATTGCCACTTTTGCCAAACAAGCGATGGGCGGGACGGAACCGCTTAAAACGCCCGTAAGCGTGTTTTTGTATGTCAGGCTACCAATCCCTCAGTCTTACCCAAAAAAGCGCAGGGAAGCCTGTTTAAACGGCGCTGAGAAGCCTTGCAAGAAGCCTGACATCGACAACATTGCAAAAACCTACCTTGATGCCATGAACGGGGTCATTTTTGTAGATGACACCCAGGTCATTGATTTGCATGTGAAAAAGCTGTACGCAGCAGAAGCTGGCGTTGATGTCATGGTTATGGAGGCCGAATGAACCCGTACAAGATAACCGAACCAACGTGCATCAGCTTTAGCGGTGGGCGCACAAGTGCATATATGTTGTATAAAGTATTAGAAGCTGGGGGGGGGCAACTGCCAAGCAATGCAGTTGTTTGCTTTGCGAACACTGGCAAGGAAGATGAGGCAACTTTGCGTTTTGTGCAAGATTGCTCAGAGCATTGGAATGTGCCAATCACTTGGCTTGAGTTTCGAGACACTGAATCAAAGTTTGAGATTGTCAATTTTGAGACAGCAAGTCGCAATGGGGAGCCATTTGAGGCACTTATTCGCAAACGGAATTACTTGCCAAACCCTGTTACTCGCTTTTGCACCATTGATCTCAAGATTCGACCAATCGGTCGCTATCTTTTGTCCTTGGGTATGGCTGAAACTAAAACAGAGGCTGAAAATATGTCAATGATTGGCATGAGGGCTGATGAGCAGCGTAGAGCTGCCAAGATTGCCGATAAATCAAGAATTCCATTGGTCACCGCTGGGGTGACTAAAGAAACGGTCGGCGTTTTTTGGAAAGATCAGCCCTTTGACCTTGGTTTGCCAAACAACAATGGCGTGACCATGCACGGCAATTGCGACTTGTGCTTTCTTAAAGGTGGCTCACAAATTTTAAGTTTGATTGCAGAAAAACCTGAACGTGCTGTCTGGTGGGCGAAAATTGAGGCACTGGCACTGGCAAGCAAGCCAAGCGGCGCTGTTTTTCGTTCCGATCGTCCCAGCTATGCACAAATGGCTAAATATGCTGCATCGCAACACGATATGTTTGACCCGAATGAAGAAGCTATTGCTTGCTTTTGTGGAGACTAAATGAAACCAGAACAAGCAGCCGAGACAATCCGTCAGATTGCACCAGCCTACGGTGAGGCCAAAGCGCAACGGGTGTACCTTGAAGAATTCAGGAAATCCAAAAAAGCCCTGCTGATGAAAGACGCACTGAAACTTGGCGTGGAGGCAGCAAACGCCCAGGAACGTGAAGCCTACGCAGATCCGGCCTACCACCAGTTGCTTAAAGGGCTGGCGCTGGCAGTGGAGCAAGAAGAAACCCTGAAATGGCAATTGGAAGCGGCAAGGCTCGATATTGAAATCTGGCGCACACGCGAAGCCACCAACCGAATGCAAGACAGGGCGCACCAATGAAAAAGCAATGCCGCCGAAAGATATGGGCCAAAATCAATCCGATTGAACACGCCATTACAGGGGCAATGGTTGCCAGTGAGGAAAAGCTTAACAAGCTCAGAATGCACGAACTCAGCGCCATTGACAGCATGGTTAAAGGGGTTGGGACAGTGCAAGATTGGATGACACTGGTGCACGTGTTAAACGTGTCAGAAACGATGGGTCACAATGGTATTGGCATTGAGGTGTTGCCATTGTGTGCATTGGTGCAGCCTGAGATGGAAGCAGCCGCCAAACGCTACGAAGCAACCAAAAAGATGGGCTTGTCTGGTGTTGGCATCAAGTATCTGAAAGAACTTTGCGCCTTGCATGACCTCCAAAGGCAAAGCATAAGTTGTTCAGAGTTTGAGCGAATGATTGACAAAAGTAACAGCAACGTCAGGTCAAATCATCAAAGGGTGGTGCATATATGATGTTTCAAAAGCACGCATACGTCAGAAGCAAAAATCTGCTCAAACTGGTGGCTAGCCTTGACTGCCAAATCTGCGGGTCAGGCGTTTGCGTCCAGGCGGCACACACCAACTGGGGCGGCGGCAAAGGCAGGGGCATCAAAGCTGATGACAATCTAACGGCTGCGCTGTGCATGAGTTGCCATTACGACATTGACCAAGGAGCCAAGTGGTCAAAAGCGGAGAGGCAGCTAGCATGGAAGGTGGCGCACTACAAGACGGTGCAGTTATTGGTGGATACAAACCAATGGCCTGTTGACATACCTATACCTGAAATAGCACAATGCTAGTGCTGACAAGCAGTTGCCAGCTTTTGGGGCTTCGGCCCCGTTTTTTAAGGAGTATCCGTGAAAACCCTAATCACAATCGCAGCCCTGCTGCTGTCTTTTGCAACCCAAGCCCAAACCACCACTCGATGCGTGAAAAATTGGGATGGCAGCGTCACCTGCACCACCACCCGCAACGGTGGATTCTGATGGCTACAAAAAGAACAAAGCCGGGTAGTGAAGATCGCGCCTTAGTCAGCCAGGCGGTGCTTGATGGGATGCGAAGCGGTCTGAGCGCGTTCAAAGCGTGTAAGCAAGCAGGCGTCAATCAAAGCACTTTTAACGATTGGCTGAACGATGACGCTAAACTTGCCGCAGACTATGCGCGCGCGAGAGACGATTTGCTTGAGATGATGGCCAGCGACTTGCTCGACATTGCCGACCGTCCAGTTGGCTCGACCGAATCTGGTGCGACCGACTCAGGCGCGGTGGCTGATAAGAAGGTGCAGATCGACACCCGTAAGTGGCTGCTGTCCAAACTGGCCCCAAAGAAGTACGGCGACAAGATTGAAGTTTCTGGAGACCCGTCAAGTCCTTTGGTGCAGCGCATTGAGCGGGTAATCGTCAAGGCATGACGACCCTTCAGATTGCAACCCCCAAATGGGCGCTGCCTCTGCTGGAGTCAGCACGCTACAAAGGCGCTTGGGGTGGGCGTGGATCTGGCAAGTCGCATATGTTTGCTGAGCTGATGATTGAGATGCACATCATGGATCAGAAGCGGCGCAGCGTTTGCGTGCGTGAGATTCAGAAATCCCTGAACCAATCGGTAAAGCGGCTGCTGGAGACCAAGATTGAGGCCATGAACGCTGGCGCTTACTTTGAAGTCCAGGATTCGGTCATCAAGTCTAAGAAGGGCGATGGGGCCATCATCTTTCAGGGTATGCAGAACCACACAGCCGACAGCATCAAGTCGCTGGAGGGCTATGACTGCGCTTGGGTGGAGGAAGCCCAAAGCCTTAGTCAGTCCAGCCTTGACCTATTGAGGCCAACCATCCGCAAGCCTGACAGCGAACTCTGGTTTACGTGGAACCCTCGCCAGCAGTCAGACCCTGTGGATTTTCTATTGCGAGGCCCAGAGCCGCCTGTGGATGCCAAGGTCATCAAGGTGAACTTTGGTGAAAACCCGTGGTTCCCGCAAGTCCTTAAAGACGAAATGGAGTACGACAAGCGGCGGGACCCTGACAAATACCAGC